ACAGTTGGATCAGGTTCTGGTCAAACGATTGTAATTGATGGTGCAACAGTAACATTAGGTAGATGTGGTGGTGCTGTTAATCTTGCATCAGGTGCAACACAGACAGGATTCGGTAGAACAGGTACAGTTGATTGGTGTTCTACTATTTACACCAACTCACCAGGAACAGTGACTGCTGTAAGTGGAAAAGGATTTTTTTTAAATACAACTTCAGGATCAATTACAGTTAATTTACCATCTTCTCCATCAGTAGGAGATATAGTTTCAATAAAAGATTATGCAAATACTTTTGCTTCTAATAGTGTAACAATTGGTAGAGGTGGATCAAAAATTTCTGGATCTTGTAATGATGCTATTTTAAATACAGAAGGTCAATCAGTAACTTTAATTTATGCAGATAACACAAGAGGGTGGTTAAATATTCAAACAGATACAACTGTACAAGGAAATGAATTTATTTCTGCTACAGGTGGTACAATAACAACTTGTGGTGATTTTAAAATTCATACATTTAATGCTAGTGGATGTTTTGCAGTAACTCAAGGACTTTCAGCACCTAATAACAAAGTTAGTTATGTGGTTGTTGCAGGAGGTGGAGGAACTGCTGAAAATCAATCAGGTGGAGGTGGTGCTGGAGGGTTTAGAGAAGGTAAATGTTCTTCTGATCCATATTCAGATAGTCCATTAGATGCAGGAACAGCTTTAACAGTAAGTACACAAACTTATCCAATAACAGTAGGAGCTGGTGGTGCAGGAAATCAACCTGCTGGGGGTACTCCAGGTGGAGTTTCAACTTTTTCAACTATTACATCTGCTGGAGGCGGAGGTGGTGGTAGGTCTGGAGGACCTGAACCATATGGAGGTGCAGCATCAGGAGGTTCTGGTGGAGGAGGAGGAGAAGGTAGATGTGGAAACGCAGGTAATACTCCTCCTGTAAGTCCACCTCAAGGAAATCCAGGAGGAAATTCAACTAATGCCGCAGGAGCAGGTGGAGGAGGTGCAGGAGCAGCAGGTGCAAATGCAGCATCGCCATCAGGTTCAAATGGAGGAGCAGGTATTACAACTTCTATAACAGGATCAGGAACAGCTTACGCAGGTGGTGGTGGAGGCGGTGGAGGTCCCCCTAACACACCAGGAGGAACTGGAGGAACTGGCGGTGGTGGTCCTGGCGGACAAGGCGGTGGTGATCCAGGTTCAGCAGGTACAGCAGGTACAGCAAACACAGGTGGTGGTGGAGGTGGTGCAGCAGTACCAACTTCAACAGGTGGTGGTGCAGGTGGTTCAGGAGTGGTAATATTAAGATATAAATTTAAATAGGTAAATTATGAGTACAATTAAAGTAAACACAGTAACAAAAAGAACAGGTAGCACACTTACATTAGGTGAGTCAGGTGCAACAGTAGCTTTAGCTTGTGGTGCTACACAAACTGGCTTTGGAAGATCAGGTTCTGTAAATTGGTGTACTACAGCTAAAACAAGTCCTTTAACAGGTGTTTCAGGAAATGGTTATTTCATAAACACAACAGGCGGAGCAGTAACAGTAACTTTACCAGCATCGCCAAGTGCGGGCGACATTATAGCTGTAAAAGATTACACAGGTACAGCAGGAACTAATAAAATAACTATTGCTAGAAACGGTTCTAAAATTAGAAGTGCTTGTGCGTGTATTGCAATAGAACAAAATAATGCAGGAACACAACTTATTTACGTTGATGGCACAGAAGGTTGGCAATATTTTAATTGTGGTTCTGATGGTGATATAGAATCAAATTACACAGTAGCAACTGGTGGAACAATAACAGAATCAGGAGATTATAAAATACATACGTTCACTAGTAGTTCAGATTTTGTGGTGAGCAACGTTGGAAATTCACTAGGGGGTGGAGATAAAGTTTCTTATATGGTAATCGCTGGTGGCGGTGGTGGTTCAAGAGGATCTGGTGGTGGCGGTGGTGCAGGTGGTTTTAGAGAAGGTAAATGTACATCTGATCCTTATACAGCAAGTCCATTAGCTGGTTCAGCTTTACAAGTTTCACTTGCAACTTTTCCAATAACAGTTGGAGGAGCAGGAGCAAAAAGTCCTAACTGTGATGCAACAGGAGGAAGTGGCTCTCCATCAACTTTTTCTACAATAACTTCTGCTGGTGGTGGTGGCGGTAATATGAATGCTACAAATCCACCCGTATCACCTGTTCCAGGTGTTGGAATACCTGGAGGTTCAGGTGGAGGAGGTGGAATGGGAGCAGCAGTTGGACCTAATAGACCAGTTGCAGGGGGAACAGGAAATACTCCTCCCGTAAGTCCCGCTCAAGGAACTAATGGAGGTGGAGGTTCAGCAGTTGATAATACAGGTTCTGGCGGTGGTGGTGGTGCTACAGTCGCAGGTGGACAAGGTGGTCCAGGAGCACCAAGTCCAGGAACTTGTGGTAGAGGTGGAGATGGTGGTGCCGGAGCAACTACAGTTATTACAGGTTCACCAGTAGCTTATGCAGGTGGTGGCGGTGGTGGTAGCGGAAATAGACCAGCAGGCTCATCAGGTGGAACTGGTGGTGGAGGAAATGGTGGTTTTGGTCCAGGTGCTAATAACGCAACTGCAGGAGGAACTAATACAGGCGGTGGAGGAGGTGGAGCAGGTTATTGTAGTTCAACTTTAGGTCAAGCTGCAGGTGGTTCAGGAATTGTAGTAATAAGATACAAGTTCCAAAATTAATGAATTTACAAACTTTAACAAATAATATATAAGGAGAAACATTATGGCACATTACGCAAAATTAGGAGCAAACAATAAAGTTATAGCGGTACACGTTGTAGCTGATAAAGATTGTCAAAATGCTGATGGTGTTGAAGATGAAGAAGTAGGTAGACAGTTTTTGGAAAGAATCCATAGCTGGCCTCTTTGGAAAAAAACATCTTACAATACAGCAAATGGACAACATACAAATAGCGGAACACCTTTAAGAGGTAACTACGCAGGTATAGGTATGACTTATGATGAAGATAATGATATTTTCATTACTAAAAAACCTTATGCTAGTTGGGTTCTAAATGTGGCAGAAGCAAGATGGCAATCACCAGTGGGTGATGCTCCAGCACTATCTGAAGAAGAACAAGATACTCACAGATATGAGTGGAATGAATCTACAGGTGCTTGGGATAAAGTCACTATATAATCTACTTGACATTATTATTGGAGTTAATTACATACTAGTTAGGTATGCAAAAGAAAGTATTAACAGAAGTTGACTTATATCACGGTGAAGTTGATATGCCAAAAGGCTTTGAGATTGACCGAGATCAAATAAGAAACGACATCATAGAATCCTACGTAAAACAAAAAAGAATTAACACTAATCCACAAGCTTATGCTTTTGATGATTATGTTATAAATTTTTCTCAACCTTTACAATGGATGCAAGATTACATCAGAGACCATTGGAAAGTTGAATATGGTAGAACTTTAGTGACTAAAACTATGCACGGTAATGTTATGCATCCTAAAGAAAAATCTTGGACAAGAAATCAAGTTGAACCTGTTGATTTACGTAACTCACCAGATTACACATTAATATATGGTGTTGATGTTAAAGAAGAATCTTCAGAATGTATTGTTGAATATGATGATAACAGAAGAAAAAATAGAACGTGGCATATACCTATAAAAAATAATGAATTTATAATGTTTCCAGCTACTAATAAGTATTCTTTCTCACCTAATACTTCTAACGGCTTAAATATAATTTTAACAATTAATTATGAATATATCTAATTTTATTGAAACATATAAAATACCAAATGATATTTGTGAAAATTTTATAAAGTATCATAAAAGAAATAAAGAATATAAAAAACCTGGAGTAATGGGCGATAAAGGGTTGGTAGACAAAAAAAGAAAAGATTCTATTGATGTTACATTTTATAATGAAACAAAAGAAAAATTTATTTTAAAATTTTTTAATTTATTATCTAATGCTGTAAAATTATATGGGAAAAAATATCAGATAACTTCTCCTTTGCATACTTATATGTCACATAATATTCAACATTATAAAAAAAATGGAGGTTATTTTCTACAACACTATGAAAGATTTAATTTACATACTATAGGTAGAGAACTAGTTTATATGCTTTATTGTAATAATGTTAAAAATGGAGGGACATTTTTTCCTTTTCAACAAAAACGTTTAGAATGTAATAAAGGTAATTTAATTATTTGGCCTGCTCACTTTACACATCCCCACTATGGTGTTATCTCAAAAGAAAATGAAAAATATATTGTAACAGGTTGGTTTGAAATAAGATGAATATATCTAATCATTATTGGTTTTTTCAAAACGCCATACCTTCACGAATTTGCGATATGATTGTAAAATATGGTAAGTCAGAAAAAGAAAGAGAGATTATGGCCATTACAGGTGGTTATGGTAGAGATAGGGATTTAAATAAACAACCTCTTACTAAAGATGAAATAAAAGATTTACAAAAGAAAAGAGATTCAAATATTGTTTGGATGAATGACAGATGGATTTATAAAGAAATACAACCTTATGTTCATATGGCAAATAAAAGTGCAGGTTGGAACTTTGATTGGGATTGGTCAGAATCTTGTCAGTTTACTATATATAAAAAAGGTCAGTATTATGATTGGCACTGCGATAGTTGGGATAAACCATATGTTACACAAGATCAAACAAATGGTAAAATAAGAAAGTTATCTGTAACCGTAACGTTAACAGATCCAAAAGAATACAAAGGTGGAGAGTTAGAGTTTGACTTTAGGAATTTAGATCCTGATAAAAAACCTAACATTAAAGCATGTACTGAAATATTACCAAAAGGCTCTTTGGTTGTATTCCCTTCATTTGTATGGCATAGAGTCAAACCCGTAACTAAAGGAGAGAGGAATAGTCTAGTGATATGGAATCTAGGTTATCCATTTAAATAATATGAATGATATAAAACAAGGTGGCAGTAGTACACCACAAAAACCAAAAGGACATGTAGATTTTAACTCTGCATTTTATTTTCAAACACCGGTGTGGATTGCAGAAGCTCCAATGTTTCTTAAAAACGCAATTAAGGTAACAGATAAATATATTAAGAAAGCTGATAAACTTTTAAAAGATAAATTAAAGAAAGAACCTAAATGGAAAAAAGATATAGGCACATTTGGTTTATCTAAACATAGTGAAAGTTTTTCTAACGATTCTAAAATAAAAGACCTGGTACAATTTATAGGTCAAAGGTCTTATGAGTTTTTAGATTGGCAGGGATTTAGTTTACAAAACCATAGCTTACACTTTACAGAATTTTGGGTGCAAGAGTTTAGTGAAAAAGGTGGTGGTCATCACGATACTCACGTGCATTGGAATCAACACGTATCCGGATTTTATTTTTTAAAATGTAGTGATAAAACATCTTATCCAATTTTTCACGACCCAAGACCTGGTGCAGAGATGACAAAACTATTTACGAAAAATCCAGAACAACTTACATTAGCATCTAATCAAGTTCATTATAAACCAAAACCAGGAACAATGATTATATTTCCAGGTTATGTACCGCATCAGTTTGCAGTAGACGCAGGAATAGAACCATTTAGATTTATACATTTTAATATTAAAGTTGTTGAAACAGCAATATCAAAAGAAAGGAGTAATAATAATGAGCTTCAAAAAAAATAAATACGTTGTAATTAAAGAGGCTGTGCCTAAAGATATAGCTGAATTTGTTTACAATTACTTTTTACTCAAAAGAACTGTTGCTAGAACTTTATTTGATCAAAGATATATATCTCAATTCACAGAAGAATGGGGAACGTGGGCAGATGAACAAGTTCCAAATACATATTCTCATTATGCAGATATAGCTATGGAAACTTTGCTCATGAGAACTTTACCTATTATGGAAAAGAAAACAGGACTTAAATTAAACCCGACATATTCTTATGCAAGAATATATAAACCTGGTGATGTACTACATAGACACAAAGATAGATTTAGTTGTGAAATATCTACAACATTAAATTTAGGGGGTGATCCTTGGCCAATACATTTAGAGCCAAAGAAAAATGTAGGTATACCTGACGGTAAAAAAATTACTGTAAAAAGTAATAATAAAGGTATTTTAGTTAATTTAAAACCTGGTGATATGCTTGTTTATAGAGGCATGGAATTAGAACATTGGAGAGAAGAATTTCAAGGTGATAACTGTGCTCAAGTATTTCTACACTATAACGACCAAAAATCTAAAGATGCAGCTCAAAACGTAAATGATCGAAGACCGCATTTAGGACTTCCAAGTTGGTTCAAAAAGTAATATAATCTTTAAATGGGGACAGTGACTCCACCACATACCTCACTGTCTCCTTTTAAGGATTATTTATGAGTTTAGGATTTGACGCAATATCAGCATTACCATTCGCTACATCAGGACCCGATTCAGATGT